CTTTAGGTTCTTTTGCTAATGAAAACTTAAACCCAACTGGTGATAGGAAGTTTCTATTATCAATTTGGTTGGGAAACGAGCAGGACATTTTTATTTTTATTTAGAGTGATTTGTTGTTTTAATTGATTTACTATATACTATAGTATTCTAACCTGAAATGTTTAATGGATTTAATCAAATATCTTCAAGAAAATTGGGATAAATCTAAGTTCATTAAAGTATCCTTAAATAATTCGATCAGGGATCAAATTGAGAATAGTACAAGTTTCTTAAATTGCCATTACGATTCTATTCCTTTAAGGACGAGGGCATATGTTCTTGCAAATCATATTACAGAAAATACAATTCCAAAGTGTAAATGTGGTTGTGGAAAAGTTTGTGCAATTGATAAAACATATACTGAAAATGGATTCAGAAGTTACTCAAGTTCAGATTGCTCTAGAAAAGATAAAACAGTTGATAAATCTATTCTTAAAAAGTTAGATAATTATGAATGGATTTATAATCAACGCATTATAGAAAAAAAATCAATAGAACAAATCGCCAAAGAATTGAGTATATCTACAATTCCTGTTGTTAAGTATCTTAAGAAACATAAAATACACGGATTAATTGATTCAAGAAGAAGGAATAGTCATAGTACAAGTATTTTAAGTGATAAAGAAAAACTTGAAGAATTATATAAAACTGGATTGACCTGTGATGAGATTGGAGAAAAGATAGGTGTTGCGAAATCTACAGTAGCAAGGTGGTTGAACATTTATGGAATTGATATTAGATTATCTAATTCTTATGAAAGAAAAATTAATAAAGTAAGTAAAGAAGAAAACACCTTATATGAGTATGTCCAATCAATCTATAACGGCAATATTATTCAGTCAAACCGTTCTGTTCTGAATGGTAAAGAGTTGGATATTTATTTACCTGATTATAAATTAGCAATTGAATATAACGGTCTTTATTCTCATCAACACAGACCAAGTGAATCTAAGGAATCTTTGATTAAGGGAAAATCTTATCATCTAAACAAAACCCTAATGTGTGAGAAGCAGGGAATACAACTTCTTCAGTTTTATAGTGATGAATGGTTATACAAACAAAGTATTGTCAAATCTGTTATCTCAAGTAAATTGAATATAAATGAAAAAATATATGCCAGAAAATGTAAGAAAGTAATTATAGATACTCATCAAAAAAATCAATTTCTAAATCAAAATCATATGCAAGGTGAGGACAAAAGTAAGGTTAAGATTGGACTTACTTATGAAGATGAACTAGTTTGTGTAATGACTTTTTGTAAATCTAGATTTAATAGAGTTTATGAATGGGAACTTTCTAGATTTTCTAATAAAATAGGGGTGAATGTGATTGGAGGTTTTAGTCGTCTACTTAGTTGGTTCCGAGAAGACTATGAAGGAAATATTGTTTCTTATGCGGATAAAAGATATTCTAACGGGAATGTTTATTATAAAAACGGATTTGATAATATTAGAGTTAACGGGCCTTCTTATTATTATATTGATAAGAATTGTAATAAAAGATATAATCGTATGATGTTTCAGAAAAAACTTATTGGTGCCTATGACTGCACCGAATACGAAAAGGCAAGAGAACTGGGATACAATAAGATTTATGATTGTGGAACCATTTGTTTTGGATTGACATAAAAAAAGGGAACCCGAAGGTTCCCCTAAAAGATATGTAAGAGAGATTTACATTAAATTCGCAACTTTGACTCTTCTGTAGTAAGCGTTAAGGTTACTATTAAGAGCACCCTGACCTACGGTTGAACCTTCCGCGAATGGATTGGCGACCATGCCGTAGCGGGTCTTAAATCCGATTTTTGGTTGGAAGGTGTTCTCACCAACGGCACGAACCATTTGGAGGGGAACATAAGGGCAGTAGAATAGACCTGCGTCATAAGGTGAAGAACCCTTATAACCAACAACGTAGAACTGATTAGGAGCAACGTTTGCCGAATATGGGTCAATATAAACCTTATACTTGCCTTGAAGAACACCTGCGAAGGTGTTACCGGTGTCATCAACGTTAAGATTTGCGTTGAGTGCTGGGGTGTAATCAAGAACTCCTGCCATCGCAAGTGCCGAAGCAACGTCTGCGGAGCAAAGAATCATGTTACCCTTTCCTCTACGAGTCTGCTGGGCGATAGCGTTAGCATCACGCTCGATTTGGAAGATAAGACCCTTGAACTTCTCCACCGACCAACGACCGTTGGAGTCAACGTCAAGGTCAAAAGTACCAGCAGTAGCAGTATTTGCTTGAGCACCAGGCTTAGCAATCTTGTATACGGTTCTGATAACTTCACGGTTGATTTCGGCAAGAATCTCAGTTGAGAGAATGTTTGCCAATTCAGCTTCAGCATTCAGACCGTGAATTGCCTTGAGGTCTTGAGCGAGCTCAAGTGAGTACTCAGCTTTCAGAGCACGGGATTTAGCAGTAACGGTGACTTTCTCGATTGAGAATGCCATCTCGTTGAACTGATTATTTGCAGCATCACCAAGTGCTTCCGAATCACCAGTGTTCATAGCGGTGGAGACACCGTATGCCGTTGCAGGATTATCGTTAAGAACGCTAGGATTGTTTTGTCCTACTGAAGAAGCAGTAGTACCGAAACCAACAGCACCTGATGCAAGAGTTCCAGCAGCATTCTGGGAAGAGAATCTAGTATCTGCTTCGTTGTAGAATGCTTCAGTTCCGGACTGGTTGGTGTAACGTGAACGCATCGCAAAGATGAGTCCGGTAGGACCGTTCATTGGTTGAACGCCACACAGATCATAAGCAATCAGGTTAGGCATAGAGCGTCTGATTAGAGAAATCAGAACGGGGTCGAAACCAGCTGTAGGTCCAGCATTAAATCCTTGAGCACTGCCACCAAATCCACCGGAAGCACCAGCAGCATTACCGGAGTTGGTTGGAGATTCGTAGAGGAAATCACGCTCTTCGCGGAGTTCTCTCTCTTGGTTTTCTAGCAGGATAGCGGTTACAGATCTGCGATGTGCATCTTTGATCTGATCCATTCCGGAATAGTCCAGAATTGGTGCCCACTTCTCCTGCAAATATTCTGCGTTGAACATTTGCATTTGTTTTACCTTGTTGAAAGTTTTTGTTTGATTGTTTATAATTTAAAAAATCACAGTTTAGCGACTCTTCCCAGAGTCTGAAGGTATGTTGCCATTCTTCCATCAACTTGTAGTTGCTGGGACTGGACATCAGTACTTTCGGATAAGGTTTCCGAGTCATCTCTTTGAGCACTAGTATTTGTTGGGAAATAAGAATCCCTCAGAGTTACCAGTTTCTCACGATAGTTTGCTTCACTATCAAACTCAACATTTTCGGCAAGAGAAGCGAGTTTGTCCTTCTGAGAAAGTGCAAGACCCTCAGCGACATCTGCAAAAATTACATCAGCAACTGACTCTGCTAATCTTCTATTCAGAGCAACATTTCTTTCAATTTGCTCGTTGAGTTTTCCTTCCATTTCATCAAGTTTATCTACCATACTCTCGATTACATCATATCTATCTTCAGGGATTGAAACATAATGATCTTCAAAAAGACCTCTCATTCCTTGGAGGAATGATTCGGTCATTTCAGTTTTGAGACCGTGCTCAACTGCGAGTGCATTTTCAGCAATCCACTCATCAGCAACATACTCAAGGTATGCATCGACACGATCAACAAGACCTTCTTTAATTGCTTCAATTTCTTCTACGAGTGCTTCCTCATAGGATGATTGAAGTTCTTCTTTGATTTCAGCAACCTTAGAACGGATTGCTGCTTCAAAGATTGTTCTTGCTTTTTCTTGAAACTCTTCAGAGAGTTCTTCACCGGCAAGGAGAGCATTAACATCTTCTTCGATGTCAAACTCTTCCTTCATTTCATCTTCTTCGTCTTCTTCATCCTCATCTTCATCTTCTTTTTTGGAAGGTTTTTTGCCGTTCTTCGATTTTTTACCTTCTTCATCATGAGACTCTTCGGCAACTACTTCTTCATCCTCATCAAGTTCTTCTTCATCAACAAGATCTTCATCTTCTTCCGTCTCTTCCTTTACACCTTTCATAGAATCTGCTGCAACTGCTTTAGCGTTTACAACATCTCTAACTTGTGCTAGAGTTGAGTCCTTGAGTTTTGATGAATCGTCATCGGGACGATAATTTTCTGGAGTTGGACCGCCCAAATCTTCCCAAGAACCAGTTTGGCCTGGAGTTACAACAGGAGTTGCACTCGTTGAGGGAGTTTCGGCAGGTGAGGCTCCTTTGGTTACTACGTTTTCCATTTCTTGTAAATTTCTACCAACGGACATTTTTTTAGATCTCGTGTTATAATCTATATTTATTTATAAATTAAAGATTTCCTAAAAATTCTTGAAACAATTGAACTTTATGTTCTTGAAGGGTTTTTTCATCTACGAGAGTATTAATTCTTCTTTTTGTGGATTCAACTAATTTTTCCCTTAGTATTCCACCCTCATAAACCCACTCTTTGCCTTCCATAATTCCCTGAACAAATGCATCAGGAGCAGAAGGATCGGCAACAATATCAGCAGCAGTTGCAAGCATAAAATCTTCACCAACAATTTTATGACCTTCATTAGTCATCTTGAGTGAACCAACACCACGAGAAGAAACTCCAAGGCAAACGC